GTTCAAACATTAGTAGGTCTCTATTTGAAAATATTGATGACATTACAGCGTCTATTATTGTTGATGAAGTTAGACAATCCATTCGAAATTTTGAACCAAGAGTCAATTTATTAGATGTCCAGGCTTTCCCCGATTTTAACAATAACTCTTTTGACTTGAATATAATTTATGAAATCATTGGAGCAGACATTCCAGCGCAACAACTACAATTCGTTTTGCAATCAACTAGGTAAAAATGCCATTAGTCAATTTTGCTAATCTAGATTTTAATCAGATTAAGACAACACTTAGAGATTATTTAAAGTCTAACTCTAATTTCACTGATTATGACTTTGAAGGGTCTAATCTCTCCACAATTCTTGATGTTTTGGCATACAACACCTATATTACTTCATATAATGCAAATATGGTTGCAAATGAAGTGTTTATTGATAGTGCTACACTTCGAGAGAATGTTGTTGCGCTCGCAAGAAACATTGGTTATGTACCAAAATCGAAAAAAGCAGCGAGAGCATCTGTTAGTTTCTTTATTGACACAACAAATATTACACCTCCACCATCTATAATCACTCTTAGAAAGGGTCCAGTCGCTACAACATCCGGAGCTTTTGGAAATCAATCCTTTGTTTTTTCGATTCTAGAAGATATCAGTGTCCCGATCATTAACGGGATCGCATCTTTTGATGATCTTAAAATTTATGAGGGTAATTTACTAACATCAAACTTTATCTACAGCGCAAGGAATCCAAACCAAAGATTCATACTTCCAAACGCCGGCATTGATACTGATTTAATTTCTGTTAATGTAAAAGCAAACCAAACTTCAACATCTCAAGTTAATTATGGTTTACAAGACAGTTTATTTGAAGTAAAATCAAATTCAAGAGTTTATTATCTTCAAGAGATTGAAGATGAAAGATATGAATTATTATTTGGCGATGGCATATTTGGAGAAAAATTAGAAGAAGGAAATTATATCACTGCAAACTACATCGTGACGAATGGGGATAGCGCAAATGGGATAAGTCAATTTGCATTTGCAGGCAGACTCACTTATACTAGAAATTCTATTGAATATACAGTTACCTCTGGTATTTCTCTACTCACGACCGGTCTAATCGCATCAGGTGGAGAACAGATTGAGTCTGTTAATTCAATTAAAAAGTTTGCGCCTCGTATATACGCATCTCAAAACAGAGTTTTAACCGCAGATGACTATGAAACTCTCATACCAGCAAAAATTTATCCAGAGACAGAATCAATTTCGGTTTTTGGTGGAGAGGAGACCATCCCTCCACAATATGGAAAAGTGTTTATTAGCATCAAACCAAGAACTGGAGATTTTATTCCAAATTTAATTAAAGAAAATATTAAACTTAAACTTAAAAAATATGCAGTTGCAGGAATTGTGCCAGAAATTCTTGATTTAAAATATCTTTATTTGGAAGTTAATTCAAAAGTTTATTATAATACCAATTTAGCTCCCTCCTCAGAGTACGTTTCCACAGTTGTTCAAAATAATGCATCTCAATACTCAGAATCATCAGAACTAAACAAATACGGTGCTAGATTTAAATATAGTAAGTTTTTAAAAATTATTGACAGTAGTCATGAATCTGTGACTTCAAATATCACCACAATTCAAATGAGAAGAGATATAAGAGTGGCATTAAATACTATTGCAGAATATCAAATTGGATTTGGAAATGAATTTCATATTAAGAACATGAGTGGTTATAATATTAAATCAAGTGCTTTTAGAATTGCTGGAATTCAACAAAATGTTTATCTGTCTGACATACCAGATATAAACAGAGTAACTGGGTCTCTTTTCTTCTTTACAGTCCCATCACCAAATTCCACAAGCCCAACAGTCATAAGAAGAAATGTTGGAAAAATTGATTATAAAAAAGGGATCATAACTTTAAATCCAGTTAACATTCAGGGAGGAAAAATAAAAGACGGACAAACAACCATAGAAATTTCAACCTCTCCACTTTCTAACGATGTTGTAGGATTACAGGACTTATATTTACAACTAGATATTAGTAATAGTATTTTTGATATGGTTGTGGACAACATTTCATCTGGACTAGATCCATCAGCATCTACTTATATATCATCTTCAAGTTATGCAAACGGACTCCTTGTTCGTCCTGGAGGATTAGTAGAGGCATCTACAGTCGTAACTGGTGGCACTGGAACTGGAACTCCAGCAACATCAACAACATCAACCACATCAACAACATCAACAACATCAACTCCATCTGTGGCCGCTGGAACTTACTCAGCACCAACATCATCATCTGGTTCATCTGGTTCATCTGGTTCATCTGGTTCATCTGGTTCATATGGATACTAATCAAGAATAAAATAATAAAATGTCAGAGAAAAGAATTCAATTTAGCAATGTAGTTCAAAATCAACTCCCCTCTTATGTTAGGGAGGAATTCCCTTTAATATCAGAATTTTTAAAACAATACTACATCTCTCAAGAATTTCAGGGAGCTCCAATTGATCTTATCAATAATATTGATCAGTATGTTAAGTTAAATGAAACCACGAATTTATCAGATAGTGTAATATTATCAAATGATCTAGAGTTCGGATCTACAACAATCAATGTTGATCTACGTCAATCTCCAAGTGGAACTAAAGGATTTCCAAGTTCATATGGACTTTTAAAGATTAATGATGAAATCATTACATATACTGGAATTACAACCAGTAGTTTTACTGGATGCATTAGAGGTTTTAGTGGTATAACGACTTATGTTACTAATACCAAACCAGAGGAGTTAACGTTTTCATCTTCAAATTATGCAGAACACCAGGGTAGTGAGTATAGCTCAACTAATAATTTAATTAAAAAGGGAGATGAGATAAAAAATCTAAGTGTTTTATTTTTAAAAGAATTTTTGATTAAATTAAAAAAACAATTTTTACCAGGATTAGAGAATAGAACACTAACAAGTCAACTTAATCAAAATCTTTTTATAAAACAGTCTAAAGATTTTTACTCAACTAGAGGAACTGATAGATCTTTTGAAATTTTATTTAAATCACTGTATAACGAAGATGTAAAGGTTGTTAGACCCAGTGATTATCTTTTTACTCCCTCATCCGCAAATTATCAAGTTGTAAAAAATTTAGTTGTAGAGGCAATAGAAGGAGATCCACTAAAACTCGAAAATAATACGCTAAGACAAAATCAATACGGTAATTTATTTACAAAAGCATATGCACCAATAGGGAACATTGTAAAAACTGTCTCTGGTTTAGGACAAACTTACTATACTTTAAGTATTGATGCTGGGTATAATAGAGATATAAGAGTTGATGAGGCAACTTATGGAGCATTCTCTGTTCACCCAAAAACAAAACTAATCGGAACTGTAAGTGCTGGCACCACAAAAACTTATGGTGTAACAAATAATGGATCTGGCAACTATGTTTTTACCGGTGATGCTATCGGAAGTAATCCAACTCTCAGTGTAATAGTAGGAGATATTTTAGTATTCAATGTAAATGCATCTGGACATCCATTTAGAATCAAAACAACTAATACCACAGGAGCTGCTAATAATGTCACTACTGGGACTTTAACAAATAATGGAGCGCAAGTCGGAACCGTCTCGTGGGATACTAGTGGAGTGGCACCTGGCACATATTATTATGTCTGTCAGAATCATACCTCTATGCGAGGAGAAATTCTAGTATCTTCTGGTCCAACAACACTTGATGTTGATTCTACTGTTGGATTTGGAAATACAGGAGAACTTTATGTTACTTTTAATGATAACACTAATGGAGTGGTCGCTTACACTTCAAAGTCACTGAATCAGTTTTATGGATGTTCTGGCATCACTAAAACAATTTTAGATAAGTCAAGTATTGGGATAAACACCTATGCATATGGTGAGTATTTTTCAACTGAGAATGTGGGCACACGCTCTGCAGTTAAAACTAAAAATATAGTAAAACTTAGAATTAACTCTGTTATACAAGATTTACAAATACCAACAGAAAGTTATTATTATGATTCAGATGATACTATTTTAGTTAAAACCCTTGGATCAAGAGCAAGGGACTTTTTATCTAAGAATTGGTTTTATAATGTAGCATCAAAATACGAAGTGGACTCCATAAGTTTGTTTGATGCTTCAGATAATACATACAGGATAAATTTAAAAAATAATCACTATTTAAAAATAGGTGATGAAATTTTTATTACAGGCACAGACTTAATTAATAAAAGTTCAACTGTAACAGACATTTTATCAGATAAATCAATTTTAATTAAAGGGCAGGGTCCTTTATCCACGAGTGCTAATTACACAGTTAAAAGAAAACTTTTAAAGGTAAGATCAAATACTTTCACCGCATCTAATTTCTCAACGAACGTTCAAAATGTTTATCTAAATCAATCTGAAACCACAGATGTTAAAGCAAATGTAATTTTAGTTTCCTCCCCATCAATACCATCCTATTTTAGCCAACCGATTGATACTAAGGATAGATCTGTTATTTTTAGTGGAACTTTTTCTGGAGAATCTTTAACAATTTTAAATCATGGTTTTTATACGGGTGATGCGATTTATTATACGCCCCAAAAAATAAATGAAAACTATATCAATCTTGATGGTGTCTCATCTATAGGCACAGTAATCAAAACATCATTATTTTATAGTCTTGATTCTAAAAATGACTCTGGAAAAATAGTTGATCCACCTGAAGGAATATTTGTAGTTACTGGTGTTGTGGACGGCGAAGAAGTTTCTAATAGAAAACCTCCAAGTGAAGGATTGTATTATGTAAAGAGAATTGATGCTAACACCATAAAATTAGCAAAAACTAAAGATAATATTTACAATTCAATCTTTGTATCAATAGGTAGTACTAATGTAGTTGATTCTAACATTCGTCCATATAAGTTTAGATCTAAAACATTAAAACCACAAAAACTTTTACGTGAAATTAGCGATCCAATATTAGATGGAAAATCTTATGAAACAAAACCAGGGTTTAATGGAATATTGATAAATGGAGTTGAAATCCTTAACTATAAATCATCAGATACCGTTTATTATGGAAAATTAGAAACAATTGATATATCAGCACCAGGATTTGGTTATGATATAATTAATCCTCCAAACTTACTTATTTCTGATAATGTTGGAACAGGAGCAACGGGGTATGTATCAGTAATTGGTTCACTTCAAGAAATCAGAATTTTAGATTCTGGTTTTGATTATATTGAAAAACCAACAGTGGCAATATCCGGTGGAAATGGATCTGGAGCTAATGCCTCAGTAAACATGAAGTTGATTGATCACTCTGCAGAATTTTTTGCTGATTCTGGATCTGCTAGAGTTGGTATTGGATCTACACAATCTACAATTGGATTCACAACATATCATAAATTTAGAAATGCTGAACAAGTAATATATCAAACCAAATCTCAAACTGCTGTTGGGGGAATTAATACCAACTCATCTTACTATGTTTCTGTTGTTGGACCATCAACAGTAAAACTTCATCCAACACAAAATGATGCCATTATTGGTATTAATACGGTAGTTTTAAGTTCATTTGGAATAGGCAAGCATACTTTAAAATCAGTTAACAAAAAATCTGTTGTAGAGAGCATTACTGTTACTTCACCTGGGATAAACTATCAAAACAAACAAAAAACAACCGGTATCTCTGGCATAAGCACTTCACTTAATCAAATAACAATTATTAATCATGAATATAATTCTGGAGAAAAAATAAAATATACACCAACTGAGACTGCTATTGGTGGTTTAACAAGCGGAACAGAGTATTATTTGACAAAAATAGATAATGACAATTTTAAATTATCTCAGGTTGGTGATACTGCCGATGAAGAATTTTACTACAGAACTAAACAATATGTTGGACTTAGTTCTGTGGGAGTTGGAACTCACTCTTTTAATTATCCAGATATAACTGTGACTTTATCTGGAAAAATAGGAATTTCCTCTGTTGGAACAGAAACTTTTGAGGCAAGAATTCAACCAATTTTTAGAGGTAGTGTTTCCTCCGTTCACCTCTCAAATCAAGGTGTTGGTTATGGATCCTCAGAGGTCATCAATTTAGAAAAAACACCAGATATTTCTTTAATTTCTGGTAAAAATGCACAGTTACTCCCAGTGGTTAATAATGGAAAAATAGTTGAAGTGTTAATCTTGAATCAAGGATTAAATTATAATACCTCACCAACTCTTGTCTTGAACGGAGATGGAATCGGTGCAGTATTAACCCCCGTTATTCAGAATGGTAGTTTAACTTCAATAGAAGTAATTGAACCTGGAAATGGTTACACTCAAGCAAACACTTCAATCACAGTTCTATCTCCTGGAACTGGTTGTAAATTTATACCAAGAATTAAGGAATGGAGAATAAATCTGTTTGAAAGACATTTCAATACTTTCACTCAGGATGATGGATTTATAACTGAAGGAATAAAATCAGAATATGAACTTCAATATTGTCATTTGTACGCACCAAGAAAACTAAGAGAAACTTTATTTTCAACAGATTCATCTGGAAAAACTTTATACCAAAGTAAAGATTTAAGAAAAACCGGATCTGGTAATTTAGAAACAACTCCTTTGGGACACTCTCCAATTATTGGGTGGGCTTATGACGGTCATCCAATCTATGGACCATATGGATATATTACAAAATCTGGTGGCACATTTGCCCCAATGAAATCTGGTTATCAGTTAAACTCATCTAGAAGTTCTGGACCACCAACTTCAGTTTATCCTTTAGGTTTTTTTGTTGAAGATTACACGTACAAAAATGTGAGTGATGAAACAGTATTAGACGAAAATAATGGTAGATTTTGTGTGACCCCTGAATTTCCAGAAGGAACATACGCTTATTTTGCAACCATTGACGCCTCTTCAACTGATACTGTTTTACCATTTTTAGGATATAGAAGACCAGTATTTCCATATTTGATTGGAGAAAATTTTAGAGGAGTTCCTAACAAATTTAATTTTGATTATAAATCAAACCAAGATGAATATGATTTAAGTAATACTAATTTATTGAGAAATACTGAACCATATAATTTAATAAACGGAATAGTAAATTATGAATATCTTAATTTACCAAACAGTTTGAATCAAAAAACAGATATTACATCAGTAACTCCAGGACAAATAGAAAATATTGGAATTATTACTGGAGGAAATTTTTATAGGATAAATGATCCTATTATTTTTGATGAAACTGGAACAGAGGGTTTTGGTGCCATTGCAAGAGTTTCAAAACTATTAGGAAAATCAGTTAATAGTGTAAGTGTTGCTACAAGTAGTATAACAAATGTAGAAATAGCGCC